GGACTATTGATGACCGTCAGGGCTGGCATGAGTTAAAAGGAGACTAGTTATGGGCGGTGGCGGTAACGGCGGCGGTGGCGGCGCAGACAAAAACAGAGGCATCGAAAAAGGCAGAACAAAGCAGGCAAAGGTAGGCGTTAGCAAGTCTGTCTCTGTTGATGTTGGTGAGGGCAACTTAAAGAAAACTGCGGCTAAAGCAGTGCCTGTTCCTAAGGCAAAGCCACCAGAGCCTAAAGCTCCAACAGCACAACCAACAGGAAAGGTTGCGTTTGGCACTGAGGTAATTGATACCGCAGCGGCACAAGAGCAATTATCAGCTAAGCAATCTGCGTTCGATAAGAGCTTAATGGGAAAACTTCCTAGTATAGGTAACGTGATGGGCAGGGTAAGTCTTGCTGCTCAGAAAAAAGCACTTGAGAAAGGCGGCACAGCAGTAGCAGTTCCTGGCACATCCTTTGCCCCTCAAGGTCAGGCTTATACAGAAGCACCTGGTATGAGGTCTAGTGCAGAGTTAGCTAGTCAAAGATTTTCTGTTGGGTCTCAAGGGAAGCCATCTAAACAAGGACCTGCTGGAAGCATCGGCAAGATTAGTGCAACCAAGCCACCTAAAGGCTCAGGCTTGGGCTATGTTGGCGATGTTGCTGGCGTTACCAAGACAAGTAATATATTAGGTATGGATGTAACAACCTTTACTGGCAAAACAGGCTATAGCCCAACAGGTCAAAAGATGGATGAGCCAACTGGCGGTGGTAAACAAGAAGCTGTTACTACGCCTATTATTGAGCCAGAGGTCACGCCTGAAGTTACGCCAGAGATTGTGCCAGATGAAACTGTACTTGCTGGAAAGACAAGACGCACACGTTTCAAGCGTTCTGGTGCTGGTGGGACAATCCTTGAGGGCTTCGGCGCACTATATAGCTAGGAGATTACGATGTCATTTTTAACGCCAAAAGCACCACCACCTCCCCCGCCACCTCCTCCACCAGAGCCGATTTCACCTGAGAAGTCTCAGAAAGCAGCGGCTCTTGCAGAAGAGGCACTAATGAAAGAGAAAAAAAAGCGTAAGGGGGCTAAATCCACTATTGTTGCTGGTGCATTAGCAGAAGATACAACGCCTACTGGCAAACCGACATTGTTAGGGTAATCATGGATAACTTTATCAAATCACTAGTCTCACGCTTTGATTACATCAAGGCACGCAGAGATAACTGGGACACCCATTATCAGGAACTGGCAGACTACATGCTGCCACGGAAAGCCGACATTGTGAAGAAGCGTTCTCGCGGTGAAAAGCGCATGGAACTTATTTATGATGGCACTGCGCTTCAGGCTGTTGATTTGTTATCTGCATCTTTGCATGGAATGCTAACAAGTGGGGCGACCCCTTGGTTTCACCTAGATATGAAAGACGCTGACATCGGCAGACAAGATGAGGTTCAGGCGTGGCTAGAAAATACTAGTATGCGTATGATGCGTGCCTTTAATCAGTCCAACTTTGAAACCGAAGTCCATGAGATGTATGTGGACTTAGTTGTGTTTGGCACTGGCTGTATGTTTGTTGAGATGGAGGGCGACCAGCTACGCTTTAGCACAAGACATATCTCTGAGTTCTATGTGCAGGAAAACCAGTACGGCATTGTGGATACCGTGTTCCGTAAGTATACTGCACCTGTTCGTCAAATAGTACAACGCTTCGGCATTGAGAATGTCAGTAGCTTTATTCAGAAAAAGTTTGAGAAGAAACCTGACGAAGATGTAGATATCTTGCATGTTGTCTTACCGCGCATTGACCGCGACCCTAACAAAAAAGATAACAAAAACATGGCGTTCGCATCGTTTTACATTGATGTTGAAACTTCGACCCTATTATCTGAAAGTGGCTTTGAAGAGTTGCCATATATTGTTCCACGCTTCTTGAAGGCAACAGGCGAAGTGATGGGCAGAAGCCCAGCGATGACAGCGTTACCTGATGTTAAGATGGTAAACCTGATGTCCAAAACTATTATTCAGGCGGCGCAAAAGCAGATTGACCCACCATTACTTGTTCCAGATGACGGCTTTATTTTACCAGTGAGAACACAGCCTGGGGGTCTAAACTTTTATCGTGCTGGTTCACGCGACACAATTACGCCATTGAACACTGGTGCTAATATTAACATTGGCTTGGCTATGGAAGACCAGCGCAGGCTTGCTATTCGTTCTGCATTCTATGTTGACCAGATTCTATCAGGTGGTGCGCCTAATATGACCGCTACCGAGGTTATCCAGAGGCAGGAAGAGCGTATGCGTGTGATTGGACCTGTTCTTGGCAGATTGATGAATGAGATGTTGCGTCCAATGATTGACCGTGTTTTTGGCTTAATGCTGCGGAATGAAATGCTATCGCTACCGCCTGAGATACTTCAGGGCAGAGATGTTGATATAGAGTATGTATCGCCATTAGCTAGAGCGCAAAAGTCTAGCAGTCTTAACAGCACAATGAAGGCTCTGGAAATATTATTGCCACTAGCACAGTCATTACCTGTTGGCGACCACATCGACCCAGATGGGCTAGTTAGGCATATAACAGATTCACTTGGTGTTCCGAAGACAACCTTGCGTACACAGAGGCAAGTCAATGAGACTCGTCAGCAAAGAGCGCAAGCTGAGCAAGAGATGATGGAACGCCAGCAAACGCAGGAGGATGTCTACACTGCGGCTCAGGCAGCACAGGCAGCAAGAATGGTAGGGCAATGATTCCAGAGAAAGAAATCCAAAAGTTAAAACATTTATACAGAAAAACCTTTATCGAAACTGAAAACGGTGAAAGGGTTTTGGAGGACCTTGAGAAGAGGTGCAATATGCACAGCTCAAGTTATGTGGCTGGCGATGCCAATGCCACAGCATTCGAGGAGGGTAAACGAGCAGTTATCCTTCACATTCACAACATGTTAGAGGAGTAAGTATGTCAGAAGAAAATGTCGAACAGGTAGCCCAACCTGTTACGCTGGAAACCCCAGCAGAGGTAGCGCAAGGTGGGTCTGGTAACGATTTTCTAGGAATGATACCAGAGGAGTTAAGAGAACACCCAAGCCTTTCACCCATTAAGGATGTCGAGAATCTTGCACGTTCTTATGTAAATGCACAGAGATTGATTGGCGCAGATAAGATACCGATGCCAGTTAATCCATCAGATGAAGACCTTGACCGCATCTATAATAGGTTAGGTCGCCCAGAAACACCTGACGGCTATCAGTTATCTGCTGATGGCAATATTGTGACAGAAGACTTGGTGAAAGATTTTGCTGATTTTTCACATAAGTTGCGTCTAACGCCTGAGCAAGCCAGTGGTATTATGGATTACTATCGGTCGTCTGTAGAACAGTCCAATCAGAGTTCTGTTGAAAATGCAGAACAATTTAGGCAAACAACAGAGGAGGCATTGAAGTCAGAATGGGGCAGGGCATATGACCAAAAACTTGGTGAAGCTGTTAGGGCGGCACAAGAGTTTTCAAACCCTGAGATATTTGACTTACAGTTATCAGATGGTTCTCGGCTGGGTGATAACCCTGAGTTTATTAAAACATTTGCAAAAATCGCAGAGTTTAGGCAAACTGTCACCAGCGAAGATACAATTTCTGAGAATGCACAATCAAATGTTATGACACCTAAACAGGCTCAAGCAGAGATTGACACAATTCTTAGAGATAAGTCCCACGCATATTGGGACAAAACAAACATCGTTGGGCGGCAACAAGCCATCCAGCGGATGCAAGACTTGATGGGTATGGTACATGGATGAGCTTGACCGTATTCAAACGAGGTTAGATTGCCTACGCATGGCTATCGAATTTGGTACTGTGCGTGATGTGGTTAATCCAGACCTACTCGCAGATAGATACTACGAGTGGGTCATGCAGGGTAGCGATGATAATCGTCCTGCCGACAATCGGAAAGACGATAGCCAAAAGGCGGCTCAAAAGCCCAGAAGCGTCCGAAAGGGTAGCGCATCGAAAGTTGACAACGCAACCGAGTGACAAAGGAGAATGATATGTCTACTCAAATTACTACCGCGTTTGTCCAACAGTATTCTGCAAACGTGCAGATGCTCGCGCAACAGATGGGAAGCCGTCTGCGTGACACGGTGCGTATTGAGAATGTCGTTGGTAAGAACGCATTTATCGACCAAGTTGGTGTAGCTACTGCACAACTACGGTCAAGTCGGCATGCCGACACCCCACAAATGGATACGCCACATGCGCGTAGACGTTTAAGCCTAGCATCATACGAATATGCTGATTTAATCGACAATC